AACAGCAAACCTACTAAACAAGTTTAATGCTATTAGTGCAGAGAATCCCTATCAGCCTGTAGCAGAAGCACAAGAGGCGGAAGTTGAAGAAACAATGCAGGATCGTTTTGCTAAGTTTATGAAAGCAGAACGCAGTGCAGGTGTTGAAGTTGATGAAATGAAGTCAATGATTGACGAAGGTACAGCAGAATATGAGTATGCTGACCGTGCATTTAGTAAAATGGCTGAAACTATTAACATGTTAGAAAAAATGGTGCGTGAAGGCGGCATGCTTGAAACTAAAATTGCACAAGCAGGCGGTGATGTTTCAGCATTGTCTGACATGCGTGAAGCATTAAGCAGTGCATACAATGCAAGTGAAACTGCACATTACGATGCACTAGGCAGTGCAAAAGATGGAATGGAAGACTAATGCGTTTTAGTCAGTTCTCAGAAAACTCTGCGATGGACAGCACTGTCCGTATTATGCAAAAAACATTTAGTCCTGAACGTAGACAAGTACAGGATAAAGTTTTAGAAGTTGTGCGCATGGTTCAAATGGAAAAAGGCGACAAGATGGAACTTGCTCGTGCTATTACAGAACTTGCCAAAAGTGAACTAGAAGTAAAGCGTCAAGATCCGGATTTGGAAATAAGCGTAGAACAAAATCTTGGAATGTTAGATCGTGCAATGAAAGCAGTAACTGGCATGAGCGAAGGCATTACTGAAGAAGAACTAGAAGAATATAAGAGCATGGCTACACTACGCAACAGATCAAACTTGGATGCACTTGCTCGCTTACAAGACAAAAAGAAATCAAAAGAGCCAAAGATAATAGAGCTTCCAAAAGGCACACAACTTGATTTGTTTAAAAAAGCAGCAGGTGAAAGTCTAGAACTAGATGAGGAAAAAGGCGATTATGTCATAACTCTTAAAGGTAAAGAAATGTTTAGAGGTAAATCTGAAAAAGATGCTAGGTCTGCATTTCATAAACTAAGAAAAGAACATGGTAATGATGTTAAGGTTAAAGTAGAAGAAAGCCTAGAACCACAAGCAATTACTGAAGAAGAGTTTGACGTACTAGCAGAGAAGAAAGATGCTTGTTACCACAAGGTAAAGGCACGTTATAAAGTATGGCCCAGTGCATACGCAAGTGGTGCATTAGTACAGTGTCGTAAGAAAGGCGCTGCTAACTGGGGCAACAGCAAGAAGAAATAACATGCTAATAGAGGAAGTCTTACCAGAAGGAACACGTTGTTGGAAAGGTTACAAAAAGAAGGGCATGAAGACCATGTTCGGAAAACGTGTACCCAACTGTGTTAAGAATGAAGAAGTAGAAGTAGAAGAAGATCTTAAAGCATGGTTCGGCAAAGGCAAACAAGGTGGTGCCGGAGGCGGCGGATGGGATGCTTATGATAGTTCAGGTAACCGCATTGGCAAGTGTGGAGATACTAAAGGCAAAGCAAAGCCTAAATGTTTAAGTAAGAGTGCAGCAGCAAAATTGCGCAACGCAGATAAGAATAAAGATGGAAAGAAAGACGGCAAACAAGGTATAGCCAATGCTGTCAAACGCAAAAGAGCAAAAGACCCTAACAAGAATCGTAGAGGCAAAGCAAAGAATGTTAAGAACTAATGAGAGCAAATGATTTTATTACAGAACAGCCAGTTACTACTACAAATAAACAGGGTGTGACTACCACTGTAGACAAAAAAGCAAATAGAGTTACTACTCGTGATGCTGGTGCCACAGTTGTTAAAGATCGAAGTGGTAATATGCGCAGTATTAGTACTCCTAAAATAGGCGGCTTTCAAGCAAAGCAAACATTCAGACCAGATGCTACTCCAGGTTATCAACAAGCAACTTACAAAGCAGGCGGAACTACACTTGACATGAAAGGTAGTCCAGAGACTGGGTATACTCAAACAGTTGGTGGCAACGTTGCCGGTTTAAATATTCAAGCAAAAAAACGCTATGATGGTTCACAACAACAGAAAATAAGTTATACGTTAGGCAATGATCAAAAAATAAGTGCCACAGCAGATAGAGCAAGGCCCGGTGCTAAAACTAAAACCTCAATGTCATTGACTAAAGGTGGAAAAACTACACCAATCACAAAGGACTCCCGGATTCAAACTAACGATATCAATGAGGCGTTTGAACAAGCCATCTTTGAAGATGAAGTAACACTTGAAGATACACAAGACTTCCATGAGGAGTATGGTTACTTAGGTTACAATGATATATTTGAAGCAGAATACCAAGGACGTAAAGTTAAACTTAACAAGCCAATGCGTGGTGATGTTAAAAAGTTTAAGGTATACGTTAAGAATGAAAAAGGTAACGTAATTAAAGTTAACTTTGGTGACCCTAATATGCGTATTAAAAAATCAAATCCTAAGAGACGCAAAAGTTTCCGTGCAAGACACAACTGTGATAATCCAGGACCTAAGACAAAGGCACGTTATTGGTCATGTCGCAAGTGGTAATATTCTAACATATTACTTGACACTTATCCCACATACATATATAATAAAGCATAATCAACAAGGAGTATTCACATGAGTGATAAAGTCTTTTCGAGTGAAGAAAAAGCAAAACTTACACAACTAGTTAATGAAGGTCTTACTGTAATGCAGGAAGTTGATGATCTTAATGAAGGTCTTAATGATACAATTAAAGCAATTGCAGAAGAAATGCAGATCAAACCAACAGTGCTAAAAAAAGCAGTGCGTACAGCGTACAAGGCAGACTTTGACAAGCACAGTGATGAATACAGCGAGCTTGAGAATATTCTTGCTACTGTTGGCAAAATATAAATGCAAAGTATAAAGCAGTTTTGGATTAATAGTTACAAACTAAGTCCATTTGCATTCTACTGTGAAATGATAGAAGCAGTATTTCTTATTAGTGCAAGTGCTATACTTAGTTTTACTATCCTAGATCCTGATGGTTGGCATTTTGTTCCGCTATATCTTATAGGTAGCATGCTAGGTATTATTAGTGCTATAATAAGAAAAGCAGCATTTGTCATTGTGTTATGTAGTTGGTTTACAGCAATGAACTTGTATGCACTTGTACAACTGATAGGTGCTCTTTAATGAGTTATGTAGACGCATATTTTGATAGAGAACGTGATCGTATTCATGTAGTAGAACGTATAAATGGCAAGCGAGAATATCGTGAATATCCTGCTAACTATGTGTTTTACTATGATGATCCACGTGGCAAATACAAGACTATATATGACAAACCTGTAAGTAAGTTTGCTACACGCAATCGCAAAGAGTTCCAGCGCGAACTTAAAATACAAGGCAGCAAAGGCGTATGGGAAAGCGATATAAATCCTGTATTCCGTTGTTTAGCAGACAACTATCTAAACGCTGACGCACCAAAACTACAAACTGCTTTTTTCGATATTGAAGTAGACTTCCACAAAGAAAAAGGCTATAGTAGTCCTGAGGATCCGTTCAACCCTATAACAGCAATTAGTATATACTTGGACTGGACAGATACACTTGTGACACTTGCTATTCCGCCTGGCGGTATGACAATGGAAACTGCTACTGATCTGTGCAAACGTTTTGATAACACATACTTGTTTACTAGTGAAGCAGAAATGCTTGAAGTGTTCTTGGACTTGCTAGAAGATGCAGATATTATAAGTGGTTGGAACAGTGAGGGATATGACATACCCTACACAATCAATCGTATTACCCGTGTGCTTAGTAAAGATGATAACCGTAAATGGTGTTTGTTCGGTCAACAACCTCGCAAGCGTACATTTGAACGCTTTGGTAAAGAAAGTCAAACATTTGACCTAGTAGGTCGTGTACACCTGGACTACATGCAACTTTATCGCAAGTATACATACGAAGAACGACACAGTTATACACTTGATAGCATTGGCGAGTATGAACTTGATGAACGCAAAGTTGCATATGAAGGTACACTTGACCAGTTATACAATCAAGACTTTGAAAAGTTTATTGACTATAACAGACAAGATACTGCACTGCTAAACAAACTGGATAAAAAACTACGCTTTATTGATCTTAGTAACGTGTTGGCACATGAGAACACTGTGCTACTAATGACCACAATGGGTGCTGTTGCTGTTACAGAACAAGCAATTATAAATGACGCACATGCTCGTGGCATGGTTGTGCCTAATCGTAAAAACAGAGACGGCGAAAGTACAACAGCGGCAGGTGCATATGTTGCGTATCCTAAGAAAGGATTACATGACTGGATTGGTGCTATTGACATCAACAGTTTGTATCCTAGTGTTATTCGTGCGCTTAACATGGGTCCAGAAACTGTTGTAGGACAACTGCGTCAAACAATGACCGAACATGCAGTGCGCACAAAGATGGCAGACAAAAAAAGTTTTGCTGATGCGTGGGAAGGCGAATTTGGTAGTAAAGAGTATCAAGCAGTTATGAACATGGAGCGTGGCACTGAGATTACCATTGACTGGGAGAACGGTGACGAGGATACGCTAAGTGCATATGATGTATGGCGTCTCATGTTTGACAGTAATCAGCCTTGGACGCTAAGTGCTAATGGTACTATCTTTACATATGAACGCAAGGGTATTATTCCTGCATTGCTTGAACGTTGGTATGCAGAGCGTAAGGATATGCAAAAGGAACTAAAGCAAGCAAAGGATGAAAAAGGTGATGTTGAATATTGGGATAAGCGACAATTGGTTAAGAAGATTAATCTTAATAGTTTATATGGTGCTATTCTTAATCCAGGTTGCCGTTTCTTTGACCATCGCATCGGGCAATCAACAACTCTTACTGGACGGTGCATCAGCAAGCGAATGGCTGAAACTGTTAACGCACTACTTACAGGAAAAGAAGATCATGTAGGCGATGCTATTGTATACGGTGATACAGACTCAGTATACTTTAGTGCATGGCCCATGATGCAAGAAGAGGTAGAAGCAGGTCGGCAAGAGTGGACAAAAGAGATTGTAACACAACTGTATGATGGTATTGCTGATCAGGTCAATGAAGAGTTTCCAGTGTTTATGGAACGTGCTTTTCATTGTCCGCGTGAGAATGGTGAGATCATTAGAGGCGGCAGAGAGATTGTTGCAACTAAAGGTTTGTACATTACTAAGAAACGTTATGCAGCACTTATCTATGACTTGGAAGGTTTTAGACTAGACACAGATGGCAAGCCAGGCAAAGTAAAAGCAATGGGGTTGGATCTAAAGCGCAGTGACACACCTAAAGTAATGCAGGACTTTATGAGTGAACTACTACTGGATGTGCTTACTGGTAGCCAACGTGAAGAAATTATTGAAAAGATCAAAGAGTTTAAGAACACATTTCACGAGCGACCTGGCTGGGAAAAAGGCACACCCAAGCGTGTAAACAACTTAACCAAGTACACAGCAGAAGAAAAGCGGCTGGGTAAAGCAAACATGCCAGGACACGTCAGAGCTGCAATGAACTGGAATAACATGCGTAAGATGAACAGCGACAAGTATAGTTCCGAAATCATGGATGGTGCTAAAACTATTGTATGTAAACTTAAGAGCAATCCACTTGGCTGGACTAGTATTGGGTATCCAACAGATGAAACACAATTGCCGCAATGGTTTAAGGAACTGCCATTTGATGATAGTTTAATGGAAGCAACTATTGTAGATCAAAAAATTGATAACTTGCTTAGTGTTCTAAAATGGGATCTCAAAGGAGCAACACAGACTGCAAACACATTTGACGATTTATTCTCGTTTGAGTAATATGCGCATATAAATACACTTGGAGAACGTCCATGAAACTTGCGGATAAAATGATGTTGTTTAGTCGCTTTTTGCGAGATAACAAAGACCATGAGTTAGATTTAGACGAACTCCTAGGTACACAAAAGTCGTATTTTCAAGAACAATCACGCTATTGGAAAGATAAATCTCTTTACACAAAACTAGATAGTATTGTTAATCAGATGAAAGATCTTAGCGGTCAGTACAATGATACCTTAAGTAGTATTAATAAAAAGACAGAACAGTTATTAAGAAAAGAAGAACTTGTAGTACTTCACAGAGACTATCAAAGGTATACAGAAGAAAATCGCACTCTTGAACTAGTAAAAGAAAGAGCCAACCACAATCAAGAGATTATAGACATCATTAGAACTGATGTAGGAAACTATAGTTCATGGCACTATGCAGGTGTTGAACTTAATCCTAGCACAGGAGCCCTTACCGAAAGTATGCTTGCGTGTGATCCTTTGTACATATACACAGGCAATATAGCAGACACAAATAGTATACGCAGTAAGTTTAGCGATTTCTTTGCACACAAACGACTAATGATGTATAATAATCTAGAAGATTTACCACAAAATCAGTTTGGTACAGCAACAAGTATAAACTGCTACGAATTTTGGCCCATAGATCCTATCAAGGATGAAATGCGTAAAGTCTATAATCTATTACGTCCAGGTGGGTATTTTATCTTCACCTATAACGATTGTGAACAACTAGCAAGTCTAGATTTTTTAGCAGGGCAAGAATCATATCGTTCATACAATACTAGAACACTTATGACTAGCATGGTACAAATGCTAGGATTTGAAATTGTAGATGAAAAGTTACACAGAGAGTGTTACAGTTGGATGATAGTAAAGAAACCAGGTGAACTAGAAAGCCAAAAACTTAGCAACCCTTTAGTAAAAGTTATATTACAATTATAATTTTATTGACATTAACCTCAAACCTAAATATAATACTATTATTATAAACATAAGGAAACTTCGATGAAAGATTATCTACTC